TACAAAACAGGCAACAGGCCGGTGGGCTGGCACACGGAGCGGGTCACACGATGGTTGTGGCCGTCTATAAGCCGGACCGTGAGGCCACAGCGGAGTACAGGCCGGCATAATGGAGGCAAGGGGAACGGGCTGGGCCTCAGCCAAGCGGTCGATAGAGGGGGCGGATTCCGGCCTGCCTCCTCTCGTTTTTGGTAGGGGCGACGCGCCGCGTCGCCCCTACAGGAATTACTATGTTTTTCGAATGCGAATTTCCGACCGCGATAGCCTTCCAAGCCTCGGGCGGGCAGATGTTTTCCACCCAGATCAACGAGGGCTTTTCGGGGTATGAGCAGCGCAATCAGAATTGGTCGCTACCTCGCGGCAAGTGGAAGATCGCCCTGGATCACAAACCACTCAGCTATTTTCAGCAGGTCTATGATTTCTGGCTGAATGTCAAGGGACGTGCGGACGCCTTTCGTTTTCTCGATCCCAAGGACTGCCAGGCTGTGGATCAGGTCTGCGCGCTAGTCAACGACAGTCCATTTACCGGGTGCGTTTATCAGCTCCAGCAGACCTATGTGGCCGGGCCTCGCAGTATTACCAAGCCCGTCTATAAGCCCATCACTTCCGCGGTCTTGAGATTTGACGGCACGTACTGCTCACAGGTGGTCAGGATTTACGTGGGTGGCGTGCTCGCTGTGGGTTGGGCTCTCGATCAGACTACCGGCCTCGTAACGCTGGCTGAAGATCCGGGAAGTTCGCCGGTAACGTGGAGTGGCCAATATCATCTGCCGGTTCGCTTCGATACAGATGAGTGCAACGCGGTGATCGAAGAAAGTGATGTGGCAGACGGTTATGCGTTGATTACCTGGCCGGGCGTCGAACTGTACGAAGTGCGGCTGTTGCAGGTGGGGGCCGGTAATTTGGGATCGTGACTATTGATGATTTGCGATTGGTGATTGGTGATTAACGAGGCGCCTTTTCCTTGGCATTTCTTTCTGCTGCTTCTTTTCACTTGGAGCGTGCTGCGTGCGTTCGGGTCATAATCCATTTGTGTCGTGCGTCATGCCCACGGCGGACCGGGCTCCGTATGTCCCTCAGGCGATCCGCTGCTTTCTCGCACAGACCTATGGGAATCGCGAGTTGGTGATTGTGGATGATGGCAAGAAGAGCGTGGAGGGTTTAATTCCCTCCGACCTGCGCATTCGCTACTTTCGGCTTACCGAAAAACACGTCCTGGGGGCCAAGCGAAATATGGTTTGCGATATCGCTCAGGGCGAGGTTATCGCGCATTGGGATGATGATGATTGGAGCGCGGCGGGCCGACTGGGAGATCAGATCAAGCGCTTGCTGGAATCGAAAAAAGGCGTGACCGGCTACCATCGCTTTTTCTACTGGGATGATGTGGGACGCCGGGCTTACCAGTATCAATTCACGGGCGCCGGGTTCTACGCTGCCGGGTCCACGCAATGTTATCTCAAAAGCTATTGGCAGGCCCACCCGTTTGCTTCGAAACAGCGCGCGGAAGATTCGGATTTCAGCTTTACGGCCGCGAAACTGGGGCAGCTTACCAGTGTGGTAAGCACATTGCTTGTGGCCCGCGCGCACGCTGGTCAGGGTTGGAAGGTGCCGCTAGGATCGCACGGTTTTCCGGCTGTTGACCTTAAGGATCTGCCGGCAGAATTTCTTGAATTTGTAGGGGTGACGCGCCGCGGCGCCCCTACCATACTATGAAAACCATCTCCACCGCGCTGCAAGAACATTTCGGTCAGGACTGCACTACGCTGGCTGTGCTTTGGAAAGTGGTGCGTCAGGATGGCACGGTCCTGGGTTTCACCACGCACGATCAGGACATAACTTACCGGGCCCTGGGCGCGCTGCCCGAGACGGGGCCCTTCACTTACGAGGCGATTACCGGCCTTACGAACTCCGCCAGCGAGTCGGGGTCAGACCTGTCGGTTGATAACGTCGAGGTTACCTCGTTTCTGGATTCCAGCTCAATCAGCGAGCAGGATATCCGGGCGGCGAAGTACGATAACGCTGTGGTGGTCCAGCGCGTGGTAAATTGGGCGGATCTGACCCAGGGAGACATGATTCAGCGCGTGGGGTGGATGGGCGCCGTCAAGATGGTAAACGGCGTGGCGTTCTCCGAGCTGCGCGGCCTGACGCAGCGATTGACCACGGCGATAGGGTCCACCTATGGCCCGAACTGCCGGGCGGAATTATTCTCGAATGCGGTCAATGATGACGGTTCGTGGCGACCGTGGTATTGCAATGTGGATGAGTCGCTTTATATCCAGGATGGTGTGCTAGCTTCCTCGCCGGACGCCATGACGCTCGTGCCGGAATCGGGGCTTTTGGAAATTGGCTCGTCTTCGCCAGTGGCGGCCGCGGGCGCGGGCTGGTTTGATAACGGTCTTGTTACGTTCACCAGCGGTGCGCTGAAGGGTTATAGCTTCGAAATTAAGACCTGGGATGGCACGAACCTGGCCATGTTCCTGCCCATGTCGATTCAGCCACAGACGGGCGATACGTTCCAGATTACGCCGGGTTGTGACCATACCGCGGGATCGGGCGGCTGCCTCAAGTTCAACAATATCGTCAATTTTCGCGGCGAGCCCTTTATTCCGTGCGCCGACCAGGTGCTGAATTACGGATCTGGGGCGGCCGCCACGTAATGTGGTGGTGAACTGTGAGCATGGCAATATCACGCCCGCAAATCGTGGCGGAAGCGCGCCAGTGGATCGGCACGCCCTTTCAGCATCAAGGCCGGCTGCGGGGCGTGGGCGTGGATTGCGTGGGCCTGGTGCTTTGCGTGATGCGAGATTTGGGCCTGGGTGATTGGCTGGAGGACTTCACGAATTATCCACGCCAGCCTGTGGGGGATCAGGTCTTGCTCGCGTGCAGGGATAGGCTACAAGAGATACCGTTTAGTGTAGTGAGGCCGGGCGACGTGATGGTGTTTCGCCTGCCGCGCTCGGCCTGCCACGCGGCGATTGCCACGGATAACGGGATGATCCACGCCTATAGCCCGCAAGCTCCGCATCGCCAGCCGGGCCGGGTGGCGGAAATCGGCCTGACCGACCAATGGAAGCGCCGGATCGTGGGTTGCTTCTCTATTCCCGGCGTGGGAGAATGAATTATGCGTGATCTTCTGATTTGGCTTTTCGGATTCGCTATTGCCGAAGTTCAAATCTTCACTTTCCTATATCGCATGGAGCGCGAACGCGATTCGTTCTTGCGCGCTTTCGAAAAGCATTTGCGGCTGTACCGTAACATTTACGGCAAGCCGGGGCGGCCTCAGATTAACGCAGATTCTCGCAGATCCTTTCTTAGTGAAAACTACAACTGAAAACTGAGAACTTCTTGTATGGCTCGAATTGCACTGACGGTTGCGGGTATGGCGGCGGGCGCGGTAATTGGCTACTTCTTTCCGCCCGCTGGTTTGGCGGCATGGGAAGCCGTTGTGGGCGGAGCCATGGCCGGCGCGAGCGTGGGCCGCATTGCCGGAGCTATTGTTGACCCGCTGCATACGCAAGGCCCGAGGCTGGCAGACCTTCAGGTATCGAGCAGCGCCAACGGCACGGTCATACCTTTCGGGTATGGCACGTTTCGGGTTTCAGGAAACATCATCTGGGCGCCGGGCCTCATAGTGAATGCGCAAGGTCCGGGCGTCATGGGCAAAGTTGCGGGCCAGTCTGACACCTATAATTATTACGCTTCCTTTGCGGCGGCTTTCTGCCAGGGTCCGGCCACCATCATTAGGATCTGGGGAGACAGCACGATCATTTTTGACGCGGGCGGCCCGTCTTACTTCCCATCCAAATATTTTGCGCCTGGCCAGCCTCCGGGTAATCTGTGCGGGGTGTGCGCCGCCTTCACCGATCTGGAAGGAAATCTGATCGAGGCGTCCTGGATTGGCCATGGCACAACGCTGGTCGTTCCTACTGGCGCCACGATTTTGCAGCTTGGCATTAATAACAATTACCAGGCCACCACGGCGGGCGGCTTCACCATGCAGGCGTCGGTGGGAGATAACCTGCCTACCACTGTTTATGTGCCATCCACGGCGATTCCCTGGGAGGTGGTGGGAAGTCAGAATGCGGACTATCCGTTTGGCGACGTGGGTGGTACGGCGCCGGTGATCGTGTTTCAGAACCTTGTGGCCGGGCAGACTGTGACCATTGCTGCTATGGCCAATCCCAATGTGCAGGGCGATGGCACGAATTACACGAATGGTGGCGGCACTTATCTGGGCCAGATCACGCCCGATTCCACGGTAAGCACGACGGCGGAGGGACACCCAACTGGAAATAACATTCAATGGTATGGCCCGGATGGCGATACGAACGAGCAAACGGGAAGCTCTGAGACCACACCGCCTTCCTCGATTTATCCCGCTCCCAACATCTCTCCCGGCACGGACGATCAGGAACCCAACAGCCTGATCCAGCAGTACGAGGGGATTGAGAATACGCCCGCCTTTCGTGGCCTCTGCTATGCGGGCTGGGAAAACCTGCCCTTGGGGAACTTCGGCAATCGCGTTCCGAACATCCGTGCGGAGATCAGCTTTGGCGGTACGGCGGAGCTTGAGAGTGTGCCCAATGTTGTGCAATA